TCGAGCCTGCCGCATATTCCGTGTTGATCGTGCGCTTCGGGATCCGCTTCTCGTAGCGCAAGATTTTCCCTACAAGGGGAAGACTGCTCATCGCCTGCCCCCTGTAAGGGAGGGCCGGAGGTCGGTTGGAAGGCCTTGGTCCTTCAAGTATCCGCAGAGGGTCGCGGCGAGGGCTTTCGAAAACCCGAGCTTTCGCGTGAGCTTGTAGGCCGTGAATCGCATGTCGGGGAGCTTCTCTCTCCAAATCGTCTCGGCGCTTGTTTCCTTGCAAGGCGCTTCGCACGCCTTTATCCTCGGGAACCGCTCTTCTACCACGGCGATTCCGTTCAAGACGCGCCTTAGCGTTGCGAAATCGGCCTGCATTCCTTGGACTGTGTTAAGCATCTTATTGCCCCTTCCTTTGGTAGTCTACCATGGGTTCGTGTCGCGTGTCAATAGGTGTCACGCTTCTTCCGCTCTTTTCGGGTGACTCGTGATGTAGGACTTGAACTCCGGGTCGATGCGCTCGAGCTTAGAAAGGAGCCGCCTTGCCTCACTCGTTGCGCTTGATTTCGTGATCGCGGAGAGCCTCGGGTCATTGGCCCTTGAGAACGCTTGCCTTAACTTTTGCTTGAGGCGAACGATCTCGCCTCTCTTTTCCCGCCGCGTTCCGTCGTGCTCGTGGTACTGGATCCGTGCCGCGAGGGTGTCAAGGTAGATCGGCTTCATGGTTCAAGCTCCTTTCGTAAGGCCTCGAGGGCCTTTGTCCGTTTTCCGTCCGAGTCGCCGAACTTTTTTATCGAGCGCTCGAGGGCGCGGATTGCTCCCTCTTTGTCCCGTTTCTGTTTTCTCGTCATGCGGGACCTGCCTCGACTCTCACGGGCTCCTCGTCGGGCCTCGACATCGGCGCTACAATCGCCTTCGCGCCGTCTGCGTAGTGGAACATCCAGGGCGTTTTCTCGTCTCTTGCGAACTCGATTTTCACGACTTCGGAGGGAACGGCGAGGGCCTTGAGAAAATATCCTGCGTCGAAAAGCCAGTATTCTGGGGTCTCGGGGAGCTTTGAGGACGCGCCTGCGTAGAGTTCGAGGTTCGTGGTCGTTTCGTCCTCGACCTTGGTCTCGAGGTAGCGGAGGCTGAACGCGGTCTGCGTGGAATCGAGGCGGAGGTGAGTTTTACAGCTCCTGTACTTCCCGAACTTGAGGAGGGGCTTCAGTTCTTTCACGAGGGCCGCGAGGTCTTCTTTCCTTGGAGAGAAGGAGAAGGGATACCCTTCCGGGACGACGCGGCGCCAGTTCGGGAACTTTCCGTCCTTTATCACGGAGCAGGTGTACAAGGACTCCTGTCCCTTGTAGAGAAAGCGGAGGGTGAACCATCCGTGCGACTCGTACCCGTAGCGGAGTTCTTGGCCTTTTTTGAGGACGTTGACAAGGAGCGCCGAGCGCGGGAGGATGAAGTCGTATTCCCCGCCCGATTCCTGGGGCGAGGTCGCGAAGCCCACGTCTTTGAAGTAGAGGCAGTGTCGGTCCGTCGCGATTGCATGGCCTTCCCGGATGCAGACGCCTGTAAGAAAGTAGCGCGTCTCGTCGTCTCCGACGAAGGGAAAGGCTGAAAGAAGCGCGAGGGCTTTCTCGGCATCCATGGGGAAAAGCTCGCCTTCGGGATGCTCGACGGGTTTTACTTCCCCGTCCTCTTTTGAACGGTCGAGGTCTTCGAAGACGAGCACTTTCGGGAGGGAAAAGGCTTGCTCTCCCTCGCGCTCGGTTGAGGTTTCGAGGATCTCTTTAGAGGAGAAGTACTGGAGGACTCCGTCCTTCACCGTGAGTTTCGAGTTCCCCCACTTCACGCACTCGCTCTTTTTCACAAGCTCCAAGAACACTTGTTCTTTCGTCATGGCTCTTTTTCTCCTTTCTACGGCCCTTTGGTTTTTAGAAAAAAGATCCAGGACCCCGGAGGGACCGTCCAAAGCCCTGGATCAGGGTGCTTATGCCCTCGCCGTTGGCAACGCCTGACGGGGCGGGAATCCTACTTGCCTGCGATAAGAGCTTCGAGCATTTCCGTGAGCTTCGCGCTCTGTGCGGACCTGGCGGCGGACTCGGCGGCGGACCAGGCGGCGGACAAGGCGGACTCGGCGGCGGACCTATTCTTGTCTGTCGGGCTATCGAGATAGTTTCGCGCCGCCTCTATCGCCTTTCTCGGCCTATCATCGCCTGGATATACTTTTTCAAAGTTTTCCAGTACCATCTCTGCCGCGAATATGGACAACGCAACGCTATCCGCTTTCGTCCAGTGCCACGCATGGATGATTCTCATTCCTTCGTGGGTGGACTTATCATCCCCAACAAAATGTCTTCCCTCAACCTCCACTTCGGCCAATATCTCGCCCTGAACGTAGTTCATGGCGTCGATGATCCGCCGCGAGCAATTAAAACCATGACACAGTTCAAGGCATTTCGTCTTTTGCCATTTCCCTATTGCCCATTGATGCCCGTCGTAATTGGATTTCAGTCCGTCTCGCAGAAATTTCCATCGTCTTATCTTTTTGGCAGTCATCACTCGCCTCCATGATTCTGTCTACCGCCCACGCTATGCTCATTAAATGCCCTACGTTCATCTTCTGTCTCCCGTGCGGCCACACACAGGGCCAGCACAATAAATCCGATCCACGCTCCGACAAACATCCCGGCCAGAAAGCCAAGCATGAAGGGACTCATACCGCCTCCCTTTTCAGCCTTTCGTTTTCGGCCTCCAGCTCCGCGATCCGCTCAATAAGCGAATTGTTTGTGCCTACGATTGGGCATTGATGCGTGTCATCTTGACAACCGGCCCGGAGATAACGATTCTCTTCCTCCAGCTCCTCGTAATCCTCATACGCAACGTAGTCGCCTTCCTTGTCCTCGATCATTTCAAAGGAGCGGCATTCTTCATCCGTGTCCGGCCTGTATCGAGTTATCATACCGCCTCCTGCAAGAAGAACCCTCGCGCATCCACGATAGGGACCGAAGACGGCTCCCGGCGGTTCATAATTCGCCCGATGCTCATGTTGAAACGGTTCCCGCAGCCCGGACAGACCGGGTTTTTGACGTGCGCCAGAATGGTCCGATCCGGCTCAAACACTTCGTTGCAATCCGGACAGAGGTAAGAGTCAGATAGCTTCATCGCGCCCTCCTTTTCCAGCCCCTTTGTTTTTGGCAAATGGGACTTTTGGGGACACACATTACCTCATCTCGAAGTGGTTCCCATCTGAGAATCGTCCCCACGACATGCAATTCCCGTCTCCCTGTCCGCTGATTCCACAGGCGCATGATGCAGACGCCGACGCCGTGGAAGAAACAGACACCGAGAACGATCAGAGAAATGAGAATCATTGTGACTGCGAGCTGTTCCATGATGCCCTCCTTTAATTGTGGCCGGGATACCTGTTGGCCAGTTAGTCCCGGCCACCCCATACAACTACCTGTCCGCTGCCGTTCGGATTGCTCCCGGTAAGGCATACCGTTCAATAACATTCATCTAAACAAGTCTTTCCATCCCTGCACATGATGTGGCCATGACTTGCCCCGGTTACCCTATAACACATGGCCACTCCGCCATGGTTGTCACAGCAACTCGTATTGCCTTTGTCACGATGGCATCCGACAATGGACAGGATCAAAAAAATCAAAATAAATACCAATGGTCTTTTCATCTTCATGCCCTTATTATATATTACTTTTCTAAATTATCGGATATTTTTAAGCGTAGCCTTCAGCCTCTTAATATTCCGTAGCTTCCTCAATTCAGATTTCTTCATCTTCAAATCCATGTTCGATAGGAGTAAGAATACCAAGCAGTGATTCTTTTTCAAGATAATCAACCGCTTCCGTTGCTGTCTGGAATCGCATAGCCTCCCACGGATCGCTGGTTAGCTCATTACCATGCTTCGATTCATAAAAAGGTTTTATTGAATCGGGATCAACATTCTCCAATAAAAAACAAACTTCAAGGCTCATCCCTTCCCTCCTTCCAACTCCGCCACCCGCGCCCGGAGTTCTGCAATCTCGCGCTCGTACTCACAGATATTGCACGATCTCGCCAGTTGGCCGTGCTCGCATTCAAGACTCATGCTTCCCCTCCAAATACTCAAGCGCAACCCTCGCAAGGGCACCGTTGTCGTCGAGTAAATCAACGGCAAAATCTGACGCGAAAGCGTATCGTTCAAAAAACTCATAGAAACATCCATTTTCTTTCAGTCTTTTCAGTAGGTCGATGCGGCCCTTCTCGCTGAAGAAGTCGTGGTTAGATTCCTTGATATGCTTGTTTATCCCTCTTGCATATTGAGGCCCCATCCATTGCATTCCACAGGAACATTCATCATCATAATCAGTTTTTTCGTGCCAGCAATCCCCCAGCAGCTCACACAGTCTCTTGTTGACGTCATCCTTCATGGCTGGCCTCCTTTAGTAATTTTCGACCAATGCCCCCTTCAACTTTGCGATCAGCTTCCGTGGATCAGGATACCCGCAGACATCGCATGGCGCAGACTCAAAGCCGGTATGGTTGCAGGGGTTCATCATCTGGAGCCGTCCTACCTCGGCCTCAAGCTCCTTGATTCTCTTAGATCGTGCCGATTCCTTTCCGGCAACGCATTTTCGATAGAAGTAATCTCCTTCCATTTCCTTCTTGATTTCATCGACTATCAGCCTTCGGTAATGACAATGGGCGGGATATAAGGCACTTGGTGTGAGCCTGTGATTTCCACCCACAGGTACCCATTTTGCATCCTCTTCCGGGCCTAATACCTGATCCCCGTCCCGTGTCATCTCGCCTTCCTTTAAGGGTCGATATATCTTCCATTCAAGGCGTCGAATTTCGGCCTCCAATCCCTGCGCCCTTGATTCAGCCGCGTCGCGGAGCATACGGAGCCTTGTGTTCTCGGCCTCCAACTCCCTGACTCTCTCAGTCCATCCGTTTTCCATCGTGGCCTCCTAAGTTGGGGTGGGGTGAGCTTTGCTTAGGATGCGTCCCGGTAATCCGGATGCCCGCGCACTCACCGTGATCCTGCCCGCGCTTTCGCGCCCACCCCGTTTTACTAACTAAAGTTCGCTACCTTTCTTGACCTTCCACTTCCATTTAGTTTCTCGATGACATCACAAAAAATGCCGTCGAGATAAACCCAATAAGTGCACCAATAAAAAGACCGATTAACAATCCAAAATAGAATGGGCTCATGGTTCCCTCCTTGATAGATTTGCCAGACCAACCAGCAAGAAAAAGAACATCAATGCCGCCCAGACCGGATGATCCAGCATCACAAACCAAACCCCTGCCAAAATCAAAAAGACATCCCGGATTGCCGTCATTCATCAAACCTCCGTCCCGAATCGACCATTATTATAAGCCAGACCAGTCTTACGCCGCCATTTGCCTGCTTGCCGACCCATCCCCAGCTTCCTGTGGCCGGTTTGGGGCAATCCAACCTTCTCACAGGCATTCTTGAAATGTTTATTCTCTGCCGCAAATTTCTTGTTAGTCATCCTTTCTGTCATCGCCAATCCCCTTTCAAATATATTATAACCTGCTTTTCTTTTCTGTGGCAGAAATTATTGCTTGATCAAAGTCTGGATCTTTGCTCCGTTATCCAGCGTGACCCGCATTGAATAAGAATAGCACAATACGCGCCCATTTGTCTTTTCAGATAATTTCAAATTGATCATATCCAACGCCGCGCTCAATGTCTCCTTAGCCTCATCAAAGGTCTGCTGGATGATAGGGTTCTCTGCAATTATTCTCCGAACCTCAAAATCAACATCGTACCCATCTTCTTCGTCTTCATCGATGTTCATAATTGCCCCTTTTCTATCCGGATGGTTTTCCCCATGCCGCCGACATTGAATCCCTCCCTTGCGCTCTGCTGATTCAACACCCATGTCAAATAAAAGATGTCCTTCGGCTTGACCCCCTTGCCTTGGAGGATATCTTCATACATCCGATTATAAAGATCCTGCATATCAAGACGAAGGATATCGCGAATTGTGATGGAAGATGTACCTTGGCTAAAAAACATTTCGGAACAATCATAGCTGACAATCTTCCGCTCCTGAATACCATCCGGTCTGACCTCACCTTCAAACCCAGCACCGAGCAGAATGGCCAGATCGATGTAATGGATAAACAGCTCATAAATAAAACCACCGGCCTGTTTTGGGTCTCCCTTCCATGTCTTGAAAAACGCAGCATCCCTGACCATGACCGCCTTGACCAAATCCGCACGCTTCGGCAAATCTTTTATCCACCTGAGTTGCAGGACCACGTTCACCCGATCATCATCAATCAATGGTTCCCACGGCAGACAGAGCGGCTTTTCACAGATCACGCTGCATCCCCGTTTCAAGGCATTCTTTGTCTGTTGGCGATGGAATGGGGTGGGCGAACAGATAACAACATAATCGACCATGTCTAGTAGGTATCCTGATTCCTGCCGGACATAGATTTTCTGGTCATTGCTTTTTTCGGGGGCATTCACCGGATCGACTATCCATATCAGCTCACCATTGATATGCCTGATCGCTTCCTTATGTCGTTTGGAGATTATCCCGTTTCCTATCAGACCAAACCTTGTCATAATGATCTCCCTACCTCAAAACATTGTATCCCCTGCCAGACATACAATTCCTGATTATGTCAACCTGCCCTTGAATCCCGCCGCTCGCACCTGCCATTAACCCTTGAGTTCCAACTATGGCCATCCCCATTTCAGCACCCCAGTCAGCCTGTCCAAAAAACGAACCGACAACAGCGCCAAGGACTGCTCCAACACCAACCCCGATAACCGCTCCGACCATTGCTTCCGCCGCTGGGGATACATTGGCGGCATAAGACTGACAATCCTGCAAATCCCTTTCATACTGACCTTGATCCGCCCCTCTCATATCGACAATCGGTCTGTATGTTGCGCAACCGAACATCAACATGACCAAAAGGATGATACAGATAATCCTTTTCATGACTCAGTCTCCTTTCCAGAGCTTTTGCTTTTATTGCCGACTCCATACTTGTTTCCAATCATCCAAGGTTTTTTCTGGCCCGTTACCGGCGTATCATCACCATCCCTCCCTTCCCCGGTGCCCTTACAATTCAAACACCTGATTTTCACGTATCTGACCAATCTTATTTCACCGATCCCTTTGCACCAAAGACATTTCATTGTCGATCCTCAAATCTCATAATGGTTGGTTTATCGGTGTACTCCCGATAAGAAATCAGGCGATGGCCAGACCTGCGCATTTTCTTGATGATATGAACGACAATCTCATCGTGGGTTAATACGGGAATACCCTCATCATGCCGAGGGTTTTTCATAAAGGCGAGCCTTTTGATCTTGAATGTGGTCATGCTTATCACCTCCCATTGATGATATTATATCCTGTTTTCCGAATTTCACGGGGATTATTCTTACAACCCCCGCACCACAACCATGCCGTCTTCCACTTTCCTGACCGGAAATTCCTTCCAGATATAATAACCGACGCCATCCGACAAATGACTCAATTCTCCATTGACCTTTTTGTCGATCTCCCCCGATCCTCCTTTGACACATTGGACTCCCTCGAAGTCTTTGACCATGTGCGGTGCTTTTGATGGATCAATCATCAATCGGATCTTCCCGCTCATGGTCCTCAACCGGGAATTGACGGCATTGACTCTATCTCTTTCAGATGGATTTGCCCTTGGTATATTGAATGAAATCCTGTCACCGAAATGATTGCGCAACATTTGTTTGATCAGATCCCAATCTGAACCGCCCATCTTCGCCGTTCCGGATGCGCCGCCCGTTGCATCCCCATAGCACAAAATTTTTCCTTCATGATTGCCCCAGTCTTTGATCAACCTGTTACAGACCAATGGAGTATTTGAATTGCGTGGAATGAATACTTCGCCAATGATCCCGGTCACCGTTTCCCCGACCAATTGCACGCCGGTATTCAAATCGCTGACCTGTTTTTCCTGAATCACCCCGGCCGTCCCCGGAGCGACGTTGAAGTCGAACGTAAAAATCAATGGCTGTTTTGGGTCATAGGAAATTCTTGCATTATGAGTTCGCTCGTCATACTGGTAATAAGCCCTGCCTTCAAAGGAAATGAATGATGCCTCATACTCTTGTAAATAAGTCAGCTCATCCAGATCCTGTTTCGCCGCCTCTATCTCCGATGCGGGCAAGATGTCCGCGCTCTTCCACCAAAAATAATCCCATTCCCCCGACTGATTTGATTGTGCTTCCTTCGCAATATCATAATAGTGATTCCGGCCTTCCGGAACCCCAATCAAATCACACCAACCATTCCGATCCGACAAGGCCGGGCGTACGTGCTCACCCCATGTCTCTTTTTTCATGTTTCCGAACTCATCAAGGATTCCGCCGTCCCACGGGGTCCCTTCAATCCGTTCCGGCTTGTCCATTCCCAGAACCTGGATGATGGAACCATTGACCCCGTAAATCGTCAACTCGGATTCCGACGGAGGACGGCCCTGAAACCATCGCGGGGTGAAACGCTTGAGATCATCCCAATAAATTCTTTTGGCCTGATCCCTGGTCGGCGCGGCGGCGAAAAAACGGGCGTCCTCAAACCTTGTCCCCTTCATCGCCCTATCCACCAGCTTCCTTTTTGCGAGGGCCGTCTTGCCGGACCGCCTTCCGGCGGGATTGACGTTGAACCTTGCCGGGAATTGCCACAAACGCTGTTGTTCCGGATGATACCGGAGCGGAGTCCAAAACGATGTCAGATATCCCGGCAGTTTTGGTTGTTTAAATCGCTCCGATTCCTTTTTGATGATCCGGTTCACGCGATTCGCCCGATCCAATACCTTGTAAAGGTCATCGACTCTTGACCTTGGTTTCGCTCTGGTCATTGCTTACCATAACTCTTTTGATGTAAGAAAAGATTTCAACTTCTTCTTGCGAGCCTTGCCCTTGTTCAGTAATGGTTAACTCTTTTTATGTTTATGATATGAATCAAATAAGGCATACATCGCCTTATTGGATTTTCTTATCTGCGATTTTGTCATTGGAGTAGAAACCATCTTCCCTCCGATTTTTCTGGAAATCGTACGGGTTGTACTGCTACCCTTCCTTTTCTTCCCTTTCCCTTGTCCTGGTCTTGGTCCTGATCCTGGTCCACCCATGATGTCACCTCCTGTTTATTCCTTATCATCCTCCGGCTTTGGTATATTTGTGCTTTCCTGAATTTCCTTCAATGCTTGTTGAATCCGTTTGGCGGATTCGGTCGGATCTGCCTGCTTGTCATTCTCCCAAAACAATCCAAGATGTTTACCGATATCGATCAGCGCAGACTTTTTATCATATAGCTTGAACTTGTACGATGGAACGGTGACGGCAACCCGTTTGGTCTTTGTCTTTCCTTTCTTGTCCGTCTCATCGACTTCCTGAATCACCCATCGGGTTGTTTCCCTTGTCTCAAACTCGGCAATCGCTCCTGAATGTCTATCAGCCAACGCATCGGAAGGTTTAAATATTACATTGCCTTCCGAATCCCAAGTCATATAATTGCGGATATCGCTGAACGCAATCTTCGCCAACTCCCCGATCACCGATTTCTCATCAATTTCAAGTTTCTTGCATCTTCTCTCCACTTCTTCATGCAAGGCTTGTTGAACATCCGGCCGGTTAAAGAACAGACTGGCGTTCATCCGGTCGGTGTTTTCCTGACCGGTCCCATATCCGCATCGGATGAAAGCCTTGTACATCTTATGATCTATCAAGTATTGAGCGATGAAAACTTTGATTTTGTAATATCTCCCGATGGGAACACCGGGCTTTCTCCCCCGTTTCTTTGGAGAGTCACTTTGATTGTTTTGATGGGGTCTTGTAATCTTCATGAAAGGGAGTATATGATATTTCCCTTCCGATTAAAAGATTTTATTTCTCCCCTACAACCCTTCGGTACAGCTCCCTTGCTATGATCGCGTCATACAGGGCATCATGGATTTTTTCATCATCCACTTCGATCCCGTAATACCGGCAAACCGAGTCCAGACGGAAGTTTTTCAACTCGTGTCTTTTCCCGATCAGATCCTGCATCGCCAACGGCATGATATCAATCGGCGGATGCCAGAACCAGCTCCCGTAAAATTCATCCCCGTTTTTCAGGAACCACTGCCTGACCACCTCCGAATCGAACTCCGCCCCGAAGTTGATAAAATAAAACTTGTCCTGTTTATCAAACCTATCGACATAGGATGCAAGCAACGCCTGAAATTCCTCGAAGACCTCGGTCGGGTCCGGCAGCTTTGCCAGATCCTTAATGGTCAGATTATGCATTTTCATGGTATCCGGGTTGACGTCATCCTCATCAAAAATATCGCACTTAAAACTGAACTCCCTTTGTCTTTTTCCGCAATCAATAATCCCGCCCAATTGCCATAGACCGGTCCGTTCCTTAATTAGACTGGTTGTCTCCACATCCAGAAATATTTTCTTGATCATCATGTCCCTTCTCTTTCTTTATTATTCTTATGAACTCTTTCTCAAATCCCCCCCCAGGTCCATGCCAGTAATAAGAAAACAGTCTGGCGACCTTATATCTCTCCAATAAACCCTCCCGATCAAAAGAGGACAGATTACCGGCAAAGTAAATTATCATTCATTAAACCCAAATCCCTTTACTCTCGCCTTCATCTTACGAATCCTGCTCTCTGTCGATAAAAAAATCTCCCTGTCTTTTTCAAACAGAATAAAATCCCTACCTATATCATAACAAGCAATCCCACTCGAACCGCTCCCCGCAAAACAATCCAAAATCAAATCGCCTTTATTGGTATGAACCCTGATTATTCTCTTTAATGCTTCAAGTGGTTTCGGGGTATAATGTTCAATACCCTTATCAGATAAAATCTCGGGAATATCCGTCCAGACGTTGGTTAATCTCTTGAAATCGGATAGACAATCATCTCCACCAAATCCTTCTTTAAATTCATTTTTCAAATTGTAATCATATTGCTTTTCAATATTCCAGACAAACTTCTCATTATCCTTTACAAACCACATTATTTCTTCCCTGACGTACAACCACCCTCTACGCATCCCTATCCCGCGCCGCTTTTTCCACGTTATTAAATCTTTAAAATGCCAGTCCTTTGAAAATATAGGAAACCAACGAATTAAACTTTGACTCTGCTCTCCAATCCCACACCATACATACAAAGAACAACTCTCTTTCCCAACCCTGAACAATTCAGAAGAAAGTCGTCCATTAACCACTTCCTGCCTATCCCACTTCTCTTTTGTTACTATGTATGGCGGATCAATAACGATCAAATCAATACATCGATCATCAATCTCTTTCAATTTATCAATCCAGTCTCCGTAATAGACTTCGTTCCTATCCAGCATCATTTACCCTTTCTTATGACGTACTCCCCCGCCAGATTTTCATATTCGGTCTTGATCCCTCTAAACATCCATTCGGACAGCACATGAGCATTTCATTCCTGCCAATCCTGTTCCAAATTCTTGATAATGGATGACCGCCATATGGAACATAAATCGCCTGTGAAAAACAGGTCGTGCATCGATCAATACCCGATGACTCCAACCAGTACCTGATCCCGATTTGACGTCGTTCAATCATATCGAAACCCTTTCCATTGCCGTCACTAATATCCTGCACCGATTACAAAGGTGATTATAAACTAATCCGTCCATTGATAAGATTTCCGATTTGAATTTTTTATCGCAACGAAGACATACCACCTTCCTATACCCAAACACCCTTTTCTCGGCCCTTACAACATTA